TTCGTGTGCAAGATTTCCATTGAGCTGAAAGATACCAATACTATTATCATTATTAGCTTCAACATAAATATTAGGATCATCTGTATTTAAATCGTACAGGTGATCCTTTAAATCTTGTTTAGATACTTCTCTAATTACTTTTATCATATTTAATTATACTTAATTATTCTTTTTCTGTCAAATAAATATCTTAGCTATTTCTGCTTCTCCATATTTATTGCTATCAATTCCTTTCATAAATTCCATTTCATCATTATCATATGAAATAAAAGGAGCAATGCGATTTCTATTTTTTTCTTTTCTTAGGATTTCTTTTATTCTAAACGTTGAGTTTTGCCAAACAAAACTCATTAAGTTTTTTGAGCCATCAACTTTGCCTTGTTGAACTTTCTTCCAAAGATTTTCAAGACACTCCTGAACCATATCAGCTCTTTTTTCAGTATCATATACTTTGTATGTTTTTGTTAGTACGAAGTCCGCTATTTTACTAGCCTTATCAAAAAAATATTCCATATCACCTTCGTTGTACTTCTCGTTGAGAATATCTTTATTGATGTCTAACATTAAACTTCCCTCGCTCCATCATAAATATGCTTTACGACAGGGAACCTCAAAGAAACATTACCATCTTTATCCTGACTTTCTTCAAAGTATTTAACTGTTATGGTTTTTCCTATAATCAAATCCGGATTTTTAAAGAAACTTTGACGTTGTTCTAAGGTAAATCCAGAACCAACCCCAACATTATTTCCAAGATGCTCAATAACCACATTACTAAGCATTATCTCTTCTTCTTCAAGTCCGGTTTCTTTTGAAATAAATCTAATCATTCCACTAGTTATTGCCTGAACTTCATATTCAGCTTCGTGAAACTGTTTTACTTTTAACATATTCTTAGAACGTTTTCCTGCATACTTAACATCTTTTCTAACGATAAGTCCTTCCCATCCAAGTTCATCTGCTTGCTCAGACAACTCACTGAAAGTTTTAGCACTGTCTATATAAACTTGTTCTACAGGGCTAAGAATACCAGAAGGAGATTTTATCTCGCTATAAACTTTATACCTAGATGAAAAAACTTCATTACTTGATTTCTTTAAGAAGTCATTTAATGATAAGAAGTCGAAAATTTTATACCTTGGGTTTAAAATAGTATAATCTTTTTTACGAATTACTTTAATTATACTTGTGAAGTCTTCATTACCATTTTCATCAATAATACACATTTCACCATCAAGAACAAAGTCCAACCCAGATAAACTTATTAACTCTTTTCTAATTGCTTTTTGAACTAAATCAAGTGTAGTAAATTCCTTTCCGGTTCTACTATAAAACTTAACACTTCCTTGTTTCACTATGGTAATACATCTTACACCATCAAGCTTTCTTGACGCAAACCATTTTTCATTTTCGAAATCTGGTATTTTATCTATATCAATTTTGTCGGCTAGTTGAACTTTGAACTCTGGAATTAATTCTGGAAATACTTTGTTGATAGTAGTATCACTCATTCTTATTTTCAGGTTTTTATCTATAACAGAATAAATTAAATCTTTATATTCTTCTCTACCTGAGCCAGTAATATAGCTTTCAACTGCATTAAGAGCATTATGCCCTGATAGTTCTCTTGTGCTTAATTTATCTAATAAATCAAACAAACCTTCTTCATCAACACTAGTCCATTCATCACTAACTTTATTATTAGTTTTAGCATATTTCTCTACAGTCTTGGAAGTGACATAAAATTGCATCATTGGATTATGAGCATACTTTATGATTTTCTTTAAATTTTCATACTTAGCTAATCTTTCAATTTTTTCATTATTTGAATTTGTTGATGTTAAATCATCAACCATTTCCTGTAATTCTTTAAGCATTAATTTCCCTCATACTTTGGATTGTCATCGAACACGCCAAGAAAATATGCTATATCTTGATGTAGTTTCATAATTTTTCCTGATGAAATAGCTACGACAGCTTTCTTAAATCTATCATCATCTTTTTGTAGCTCTTCCTCTATTACATTAAGATGTTTTTCCATCTCTTTTGTCTTGCTGTTAATTAATTGCATTACTTCTTTATTTTTAATTCCCATTATAGTTTCTCTATCTCCTTATCTATATAGCTAGCTGGAACTACTTTTCTAATTCCATCTTCTTCTATTTCATACATTTTTTCATCAACCATTTCAATAGCTTCTGCCATAACATCTAAAATTGAAATACCTAATATATCATATTTAATAATACCTATTTCATCAAGAACAGTATTGCTTCCACTCTCCGGAAAAGCTGTTACAACTTCCCCTTTTACTCTATCAACTGGAATATAATTATAAATAGGTTTCTCACTTACAACAATTCCTCCAGCATGTTTTCCACTTTGTCGGATTTTACCGATAAGGTGAGGAACATCATCGAGAACTTCTTTATTGTCAAGATAAAACTTCCAATTATCTTTATCGTTTGCTTTTATTCTATCTAAGTTTTCTTGCCACGTTTCCTGTTTTTCAAGAACTTTAGTAAATTTATTAGATTTGCCAAAGTCGATACTATTTGCACGGAGAATATCCTTAGCCGCTGATGCAGGTCCGAGCGTAGAAAACGTTCCCACGTGGAGAACTCTTTCGCTGCCGTATTTTTTGTTGAGATAATTGTAGATTTTTTCTCGTCCATCGCCCTGCCAATCAGTATCTATATCTATCATTTATGTTAGCTTGCTTTTTATTTTTAGATTATATAGCAAGATCAGACTATCCCTTTACCTACGACTTTACGTTTAGGTAGTCCATTATAGTCGTTGAACGTCCCCTTTCGGGTTTCGCTGCGGATTGTCCATCTCTGGAGTTCCCCGACAATTTAGAACATTTTTTACGCTATATTTCTATAACGGGTGGCATAAGCCTTACCACCTGAGGCTCCAGAACTAACCTGAATATAAACAGGATTTTTATCTATCCATGTATCTGTTATTTTTAACAAGTATGGTATAATATATCTTGTATCTATTTTATCTTTCTTGTCTATTAGTTCCTGATATAGATTTCTTCCATTTTTATAAAAACGTTTGGCGATTGAAAGTTCTTTTTTATACTTTTTTTCAAGATGAGGATATTTTTTTACCTCTTCATCACAAGTATTTTTTAATTCTTCAAAAGTCCAGTCCTTCAAAGACTACCTCCTTCGGTAATAAGTCTATTATATTATGTTCAATTATCATCTTTTTGTCAAGTTTATCTCCCTTTGATAAATTTTCCTTAGCTGGAATTATTCTTAAATTTCTAATGTTCCAACACTTCAAAAATTCATCATCAATAGATGAATAATCATAAGCGTTTATAGGAATGATATGGTCTATATGATACCCTTTTGGTATTACATCGACTTCAAAATGATTTAATAAATCCTCTGCTGTATATCCAACTATTTCAGTCCATTTATTTCCATTCTTATCTCTACCTAAACACTTTAAGATAGCACCAGACATTAAATGATTTATTTTAACTTTTGGTTCAGTTTTTCTTCTCATTAAATTAATCTTATTTAGTCTTTTTTTATTTTCTTGAAACCAATCAGCTTTATATTTTTTTACTTTTACTTTTTGCTCGTCAGTTAATATATTCTCTCTAATTCTCTTTTTATTATCTTGAAACCATTTTGCTTTATAGTTTTTAATTGCTTCTTTTTGTTTATCAGTATTTTGTTTTCTTCCAACCTTTTCATAACTTTTAATATTAATTTCTTTTCTACAAATTTTGCACGCTGAATTTAATCCATCTTTACTTGATGATAGTTTTCCAAAATCTTCGAGAGGTTTTTCTTTTTTGCAAAAACTACATTTTTTCATTCTTACCTAATTATATTCTATTATTCTTTTATTGTCAAGCTAATTTTGGCATAAAATACTCTTTCAAAGTTCTATCAACAATGATATCCCTTTTATCCACTTTATATTTCAACCCAATACCACCAAGGGTTTTACATCGAGAAAGAGCAACATAAGTTTGTCCAGCGCTAAAAGCACCATTACCTAAATCAATATAGACTTTATTATATGTTTTACTTTGACTTTTATGGATAGTAATAGCCCAAGCTAGTTTAATTGCATATTGAGCGAAAGACCCCTTTTCAATCATTCGAATTTTTCCATCTTTCAATTCGTATTCATAATTAAACCAAGTTTCAGGATTAATAAAATACTGACTTCCATCTTCAAGTTCAACGGCGATGTTGTCTTTTGATAATGCAATTATAGAACCAACTTGACCATTATAATACCAAGGTGTGTTTCTCAACATCATTATTTGAGCACCAACCTTCAGTTGTAATACATCAAGAGTTGGATACATTGATGGAGGAAACGTTCCATATATTTTACTGTATTTATATTCAGTAATTCCTGGAAGTTCATTCAATTTATTTTGATTGATTTCATCAGCAACTTTATTAGTAGTAGATAGATAAACATAATCTTTACCGAAGTCTTCTTCTTTTACTACTCGTTGATTAATATACTTTAAATCATTCCAAGATTGTTTTCCAATCCTAATCTTATTAAGGACACCTCTAAACTCTTCATCGTTCTGTCGATAGATTTTCTTCAATTCGACAATAGTGAATTTACCGATATCTGGTGCAGAGAAAAACCAGGAAGAATAAAAACTATCACTAATGTATTTCTCATCAGGACTTCCCTTTTGAACGATTGGTGGTAATTGGAATAAGTCGCCAATTGCGATAATCTTAATTCCACCAAACGGTTTCTCGGCATTTCCTGTTAATACTCTTAGCTGGTAATCTATTGCGTCCATCATATCTGCACGAACCATAGAAATTTCATCTATGATAATTGCGTCGAGTTTCATTACGAGGTCTTTGATACTTTTATTGACTGCGTATTTATTTATGATACCATGAGGAAATTTGAAAAATGAATGGACAGTAACACCACCCACATTCACAGCGGCTACTCCGGTAGGGGCAAGTATAACATAATTCTTGTTGCTGTTTAATTGAAGTAATTCTATAAAAGTGGATTTGCCAGTTCCGGCACTTCCAGAGATAATTAAATTCTTCTCAGATAATTCTGCCATAAGAATAGCTTTTCTAAGTTCATCGTTGAGTTCATAATCTAAGGTATTAAAGTCTTTGAGATATTTTTCAGCAACTTTTCTTAGTTCAGTTTTTTCTTCTTCTGTCATACCTAAGTATAAACTATTATTCTTTTTCTGTCAAGATTATTTATCTTTGTCTTTTTCTTTAGCGAGCTTCTCTAAGTATTTAATTAGATCTTTTTCTCTTTTATCTTTGAGTTCTTTATCTTTTTTTATTTTTTTGTCTTTCTTTCTTTTGTCTAAAACATGTTTTGGCTTAAGTTGTCCGTGCAAACCAGTGTTGATTTCAACAACTTCCTTACATACTGGACAAAAAGCATAATCCATAGGATCGTTTATATCAAATCTTGCATCAAAAGGTTTACCACAACCTCGGCATCTAACTTTTAGTTCTTTAGTCATCTCGTCCTCACTGATATTATCTTTACTTAAACTGCTAGAAAAATATGCCAAACTAATCCGTTAGACATAAGAATAGTATCAATATGTTCTCTTGTTCTTACATCATAAGTATCAATGGGATTTCCAGTTCCATAAATATAAAAAATACGCTTTTCTTTTTTTTCAATATAACTATAATCATAAATATACCAAACCATAAGTTTTTCATCTTGCTCAGCTACTTTTAATATTTTAGAATTATAAGGTAAATGTAAAATATTTATATCATAAATCTCTAACTCTTGTTTGTGTATTAAATTCATATTGCCTCTCCAAAATAATCATAAACTACATCCACACTTCTTTCATCACTTAAAAACCTTTCAAAAATAAGTCCATATTTAATTGGATCTAATGTTGAAATATCAAGAGCGAACAACAAAAGACTACCTCCACCAGAGCCTCTCGCGGGGCCTCTCATTATTTCTTCATCTCTCGCAAAATTAAATACATCCCAAAGTATCATTATATAAGAAGCAAATCCTTTCCTGAGAATAATTTCAACTTCTTTTCCTAATCTCTTACGATACTCCACTGGAACTTCAGACCACTCTGAAACTCCCATCTTGTCAATCAAACCTTTCTTACTTTCAGTTATTAATAAACTATCATCATCTTCTGAAAAAGTTGGAAGGAGCAATCTATTTCTCTCTTTGAACTCAAAACTACATTTATCAACAATTAACTGAGTATTATCCATCCACTCTTCTAGCTCTTCATCTGTATAATTATATCCCCAATCTTTATTGAATTGATGAAAGTCTTTTTTATCCATATAGAATAAACTCTTTCCTTCTAAATCCCAATCCATTTCTTTAAGAGTTACACCACGACTAATTGCAATTGCAAGTGTTTGTATTCTATCAAGTCCTTTTGTTGCATAATGAACGTCACCAGTTAAAACTATTGGAACTTCATATTTTTTAGCTAAGTGAATAATCCATTCATTTACAGATTTCTGTCCTTCTTTGAAGTTATCAATACTATGTGTTATCTCATTTAGTTGTATCTCTGCGTAAAAATCATCACCGAATTGTTCTTTGAATAGTTTAAAAAGTTTTTCTGATTTTTCAACTTCTCCATCCATATGTAATCTTGAAAATGGAGAACCCATACACGCAGTTCCTACAATAATTCCTTCCTTGTGTTTAAAAAGTTCTTTAAGTAGAATATGGTTTTTGTAATAATAATGTTGTTCATCTGAGTTTGATATGTAGTTTAGTTTAAGTAAGTTATGATAACCTATTTCGTTTTTTGCAAGAAGAACGAGATGCATATTCTTATTACGAACACGCTTCTCTTTTTCTTTAACTATTTCTGTTCTTTCAAGTTCAAACTCAACATAAGCTTCAACTCCGAAGATTGGTTTTATTCCGTATTTCTTACACGCTAAATAATGTTCGTAATGCCCGTTCATTTTTCCGTGATCTGTTATAGCTATCGCTGGGTGCCCAAGCTCTTTTGCTAATTTAGCATATTGTTCAGATGAACCTATTCCGTCTAAGGTTGATCCCATGTGTGTATGAAGATGTAAATGTGAGTAACTCATGTCTAATTGTAACTTATTATTCTTTTATTGTCAATATTTTTTTGTAAAGAATAACTTGTAAAGGTATAGTTATGAAAATATGTAATAACTGTAAAAAAACAAAAGAGACTAACGAATTTTATAAGCAGAAAGATAGTAAAGATGGATACAGAAATTACTGTAAAGCTTGTTTTATTATAAAACAAAAGAATTACTATGATATAAAAAATAGTCATATCACTAAAAAAAATAAAAGAACTAACATAGTTTGTGAAGACAAAAAAGAATATGGCAGAATATATTACGAACAAAACAAAAAGGTTCGAATAAAATCCGTTAGAAAGTGGCAAAAAAAAGTTAAAGACGATCCATTTAGAAAAATGAAAAATAGAATTAAATCAGCTATGAGACAATACATAAATAAAGATGGCAGAAAAACACTAGATTTATTAGGATACTCTAAAGAGGATCTATTAAATCATCTGAAAAGTAATTTACCTGATGGTGTTACTTGGGAATATTTTTTAGATAATGGTAAAGAGTTTCATATAGATCATATAATTCCACAAAGTTTATATAAAAACGAAAAAGAGTATTTAGAGAAAGGTTGGAATTTAAGAAACTTGAGAATAATATCAGCAAAAGATAATATAACAAAAAAAGATAGTATAATAACGAGTTTGATAGAAGGTTACAATATAAAAGACCTATTACCATCTTAACTCTGTAAAGATAAAATAAACAATACTCGGAGAACATACGCATGGTATCCTTTAAAGAATTTTACAATAACAAAATAGACGAAGCTGCAACTCCTGTTTCGTTTGATGATATGATCAGTCAAAGCGGAGCAGCGTTTAAAACAAGCAAAGCTGCAAAAACTTTAGCCGCTGATATAGTTAAAAAAGCATCTAAAGAACTTAAAGATGACTTTCTACAAACAGCTATGGAGAAAGTTGTCAGCACAAACACAGAAGATTATAGAAACCTTGCTTTAGCGATTGATGTTTTATCTTCAAAACCAACTAAAGCTGATAAAGAAATTCTTGATAGTCTTAATCTTACACCAGAAGGTGATGATAAAATAGGCGATTTACCTATTATTCAGAATGTTAGAAAGGGAACTAAACCTTATATCAAATCTATAAAAACTTCTAAGAAGGAAACTCCTACTGAAACACCTAAGACATCTGAAGCTCCAAAAGCGGAAACTGAGGCTCCTAAAAGTACGGAAGAAACACCTAAGGCCGAAAAAGAAACATCTGACGCACTTGATTTAAAAACCGCTGATTTAATTAAAAGAGGTAAGGAAACTCAGAGACTTTCAAAACCTATGAATAAGGTTCAGAAAGTAAATCCTGATGACCCTAAAGGTCCATCTAACATTGCTAAACAAGCAGAAGAAGCTTTAGCTGCAGCGTTAGAAAAAGTTAACGATGCTTCTGAAAAAGCAGTTAATGATGTTAAAAAAATGAAAATGAAAAAAGTTGCCACCGATATGGAAAAGGCGGTCAACAAAAAAATAAACTCAATCAAAAAAGAAGAACAACGTTATTCAAACTTCTCAAACTTCTCATCAAGACTAAAAGCAACAACAAACTCACAAAATTACCTAGGACAAGTAAAACAAATTATAAACGCAGCATCTAATAAAGCACAACTAAAATCAATGGACAATGTAATAGAAAGAATAGGTGGAAGAGCTAAAGAAGCGGCTTCAGCTATAAAGAAAGGAACTGAAAAAGTCACTCAATCAAGAACAGCAAATATTTTAAAACAAAAACTAGGTTCAGCAGCTAAAGTTGCAGAAGCTGGAATTAAACGAGGTGCTAAAGTTGCAGCACCTATTATCAAATCAACTACAGACAAAGTAAAATCAAAAATCAAATCAGAAGTAAGTGACGCAATTATTAAAAAATGGGCACCTAAAAGACTAAAAGAATTTATAGAAAGTGACGATCCAGCAATAAAAGCTAAAATACTTGCAGATGCAAAAGCAATAAGAGATAAAGCTAGAGCAGATGCTGATAAAGCAAGACGACTAGTTAAAAGAAAAGTAGCTCCAAATGTAACTACAATGAGAGGAAGTGAAAGTCCTACGAAAGTAGACATACCAGTTGAAAAATATCCAAGACAATCAGAAGCAAAATAACAAAAAAGACACTCAATTGAGTGTCTTTTTTTATTCGTCTTCTGTTTCTCCCATCGTTTGATCCCAGTAAATAAAATTATCTATTTCATTCATTTTAAATTTATTTATTTTTTTTACTTCTTCATTATCATGTGTCATTCTATATAAAGGATACATAGTTGCTATTGTTTGAATATCAATTACTGTAGTTCCTGTATCTATAATTCCACCTCTAGTATTTTCTAAGAGAATTCTTTGTTGAGCTTCCACATCATCCATAGCCATTGCTTCGTTAAAGAGCTTCCAGGTTTCACAAATTCCTTCAAAATTATTTAAGATTTTAACAAAAGATCCATTAGTTAAAATTGCTAAACCATAAGTATTCTTCATTACATCAATGAAATTATGTTTTGTTATAATTTCATCCATTAATTGCATTGGCGGAGTTTGTTTTTCCATGTTACACCTCGTTGTAAATATAACTAAATCCTTTACTATTACGCTTTATATGAATATGATGATTAAACTTCTCCTTATAAAACTCTTGATGGGATACAACAAAAACTGTATTGAAATCCCCTAAATTCTCTATAATCTCATACACAGAATTAAATCCCTTTTTGTCTAAATTCATATCCAATATTTCATCAAACACTAAAAGATTTATAGTTGATGAAAAGAACATCTTTACCATGAAGAAAAGTGAGAATGATATAGCTATATCAAACCTTGTTTTTTGTCCTGAACTAAATGATGCAAACGTTACTTCCTCTTTATTTATCTTTATAACTTCATTTAAGTCCTTATCAAAATCAACTTCAACATCATCATCAAAAAAGAATGGAAGATAAAAATTAACCCTATCATTAAAAATACTAACCATCTTATTAATAAAGAACTTTTTAAATCCACTATCCTTATTTGAGAAAATAGTTAATAAGGCTTCATAGTGTTTTTTTTCAATAGTAGCTTTTTTTAGTTTCTTATCGGTTTTTGTTAATGTTTTCTTTAACTCTTTTATTGTCACCTGAGTGTTATCTATATAACCTTTATCATACGAAGATTTAGCTTTAACATCTATTGTTAGAATATTCTGTCTTTTCTCTTCAGCTTCATCTTTAAGAAGAACAATTTTTTCCCTTAAATCTTTCAGGAACATAGTATGATATTCAGGCTCAGACTTATTATCTACATTAATTTTCTTTTCTGCTCTATACGCTGATAGCCTTGTTTCAATTTCTTTATTATTACTTTCTGCGTTTTCAATATCTTTTTTGAGAAGAAGACTTCTATTTTTTTCATCCTTTAACTTTCCACTCATTGCATGCAATATTTCAACACTATGAACAGGCTCAATTGCTTCAGATACCATACCTTTTAATTTCTTGATAGCATCATCTATCTCTTTATTTTTGATTAAATCATTTTCTAATGTTTCTTTCTCTTTTTTAAGGCTTACTTTTACATCATCAAGAACAATATTTTTATCTGCTACTAGTTTTTCCGTTAATTCTCTTTCTACTTCTTGTCCACAAGTAGGACAAGTATCAAGATGTTCTTGAATGTTCTTTATTTCTTTTTCTAAATTCCAAATTTTATCTTGAAAAGCTTTTATGTTTTTATCAAGGTGTCCAGTTAAAACTATTCCAGCAGAGAGTTTTACAATTGCTGTATTGACCTTTTCGTTTTTTGCTTTAATATCAGAATATTCTTTATTTTGAATAAGCTCTTTTTGAATATCAATTCGTTGATAGTTATCTATCTGTTCTTCACAATCCTCAAGTTGAGCAACTAAACTGTTTATATCAGTTAGTTTCCCTTTATCAATTAGAATTAATTCATCGATTTCTTTTATCCGCTTAATAATAATATCATAAGCTTCGTTGTTATTAATTTCTTTGTCTACATCAATACTATCATATTCTGATATTTTGCTTGTTAGTTGAAATACCTCACCTTGTAAGGCTTCCTTTTCGGATTTAAAAGCAAGTAGTGTTTTTTTAACACCATCTTTATATTCATCTATATTATCAGATAGAGATTTAATAGCTACAAAAGTTTTATCAATATCTAAGTTTAATTTACTAACTTTTTCATCAATCGGTTCTTTTAACTTCTTGAGTTTATTGTAGAATAAAGTAATTTCTTTCAAAGAAAGAATAGACTCAAACGTTTTTAATCTATCAGCGCGAGAAGACCGAAGAAACGATGTATATAATTCAGATGATAATACTACAGATGATATCATTGTATTATATTGTATCTCAATTATTCCATCAATAAGCTCTTGAGTTGCTCCTGCTGTTCGCTGTGAAATATTTTTAGTTCCCTTAAAGAATAATAGTTTATTACCATTTGTCTCGTGCTTCCTATATCTAACAATTGAATAGCTAGACGAACCAACTTTAAAGCCAACTTCAACCTTACAATCCTTTTTAGTTTTGCGATTGACAACACCATCAACACCGTCCTTGTTTTTTCCATAGATGGCCCAAATAATAGCATCGAAAAAGGTTGATTTTCCATCACCGTTCTCTCCGACTAAAAGTTTGATGCCGTCAAAACTCAAATCAACAGTTGTTTCCTGGTCTGGATAACTCTTGAAGTTTTTTAGTTTTACATATTGAAGTTTCATTAACCCCTCTTAACTCTTGGCCCTGTTTTTGTTTGTTTGTAAGTCCCATCATAAAAAATTGTTACTTTCTCTTTCGTTAGATTAATCATAATCGTATCTTCTAAGAAGTATCTAAATATAACTGGGAAGGACTTCAAACGTCCTTTTGTTGTTTTCATATCTAATTATAACTTATTATTCTTTTATTGTCAAATACTTGCTAACACTTTATCAAAAATTGTAACAAGCTCTTTATTGTCAATTCCTGTAGCCTCAATGCTATTAAGAATATACTCTTTTACCATTACAGGAACAGAAGAGTTCATATCGAGTTTCGTTTCTTCATTAACTGTAATTTCTTCTTCGGAGTCAAGAAATTTAGGAGATACAATAAGAGCACCTTTTTCATATAAAATGTGTTTTAATTGAACGTAATTATCCATCTTTTCTTTTATTTCAACTTGAACAAAACAATTAGTTACATCTTCGTTTTGAAAATTATTAACCGTTATTTTCTTATAGATTGGAGCTTGTTCATACCAAACTCTTTCCCAATCATCATACTCTAAATCATAAACAACAAATCCTTTTCTTTGTCCTATCTCGCCAAAGTTCATTTGATATGGAGAACCCATGTAAATAATGTTTCCCTTGGTTTGTGGTCTATGAAAATGTCCTGTGAATACTTTGTTGTATCCTTCGAATATTTTTCTTGGCATTCCAGCTTTTTCACTTACGTGAAACTTATTATCAAAAGAGAAATCTGCTATACTAAGATGCGTAATTAAAATATCTCCAGAACTCGGGACTAAATCAACATCCTTAGTATAAGGAAGAAAGTCTATTGTCCTTCCACCTATTTTAATTTGTTCAAAATTCTTAATTACTTTTCCAAACACAGCAAACGTTTCTACTAAACTATCATTGTCAACAGAGTAAATGTCGTGGTTCCCTAATACGATTGTAATATTTAAACCAGATTCCTTTAACTCCATAAATTTAAAAAACAATGGAATGAATGCATCATTATTAATCTTGCTTGATTTCTCAAAAATATCACCAGCAATAATTAAGTCTGTTATCCCATATTCGTTACAGTATTCCGATAGATAATCTATATAATCTATTCCAATGTCTGTATATATTCCTGATTGAATGTGTAAATCACTCGTTATCAATACCTTCACTAAGACTCCTTATTTTTTCTTGCATTTTTATAATATCATAATAAACATCACGAAGCGCAGAGGAAGAAGTTGTACCTTCTTCTATAAAATTAGCTAACCTTTGTTGCTCAAACGCAATAGCTTCTTCTAATCTTGTAATCTCGTCCATTTTTTTCTCCTACTTTATTATATGCAATTATTCTTTTATTGTCAACTGAATAACTTCGGTCTTTCTTGTAGAAACTGTTCGCAAAATGGCAGATAATTAAAATTTACTTTATCTGGTTGTTCGTCATATTCTTTAAAAACTTTTATCTGTCTTGTTAGCTCTTCTAATAACCATTCTTTATTCCACGCAGTAGCATTTTCTATAATCATATCAGCATACAGCTGACTATATTCATTTTTTACCTCTAAAAAATAAACGAACTTTTTAACCATAGTATTAAATCTCACGTTAATTCCTCCATCAAAAGAGTGTCTGGCAATAAATCATTCAACTTTGATATATCTATTTCTTTCCAATCTATATCAGTGTGTCTATCCTTGTTCCATAATGGATATATGTTTCTCAAATCCCAACATTTTTTTATCTCTTCTTCATTATAAAAATTAAACACTTTCATTGGAATAACGTGATGTATATGCCATCCACTTGTTTTATAATTATCCCACGTCATATTATTTTCCCAAAAACCTTCAAGTCTTTCAACTAATTGCCAAGAAGAATATCCTAACATCTGTTCAAGTCTTTTTTCAAACCAACCATTTCTTATTCCAGTATTGATGTGACTAAGAACATTTAATTTTATACTATGATTCATATCACTTTCATTCTTAAAGTCAGTATAAAACTTATTTCTTTCTTTCACTTTTTCTGTATTTTCTTTATAGTATTCTTTTGAGCGAGACTTTACTTTCTCTTTGTTTCTTTGATACCAAGATTTTTTATACTCTTTTATCTCTTCTTTATGTAATTCTTTATATTCTTTTAGGTATTCTTTTCTATCCACTTTGTCCTCAAATAATTTTCTTTGATAACTTTCACTATAATTATCTTAACATTAGGATAAGTTAATTATAATAAGACTTTCAGGAGATATAAATGGCTATATCATTAACAACAAGTAAAAGTTCAACCTTAGAACCTTTAAAGAAAAATCGTTTCGTTATGCAGTTTACTGCAGTTCCTGGTGGTGGTGATCCTTCCGAATTAGCTTTCGCAATGCACACAGCAACTGTTCCTAATATTACTTTTAATCCAACTGAAGCCCAGAGATTAAATGAAAGATTTTGGACTGCTGGAAAACCTACCTATAACGATCTCGCAGCAACCTTCTACGATTATATCGCAGGATCTAAATCCTCCGGACAAATCCTTTACGATTGGTCACAATCAATTTACAATCCTATTACTGGACAAATGTATTTCAAAACTCAGTATTCCACTTCGGCAACAATGGCTCAATTAGACCCAGCTGGTGGTGTAGTTAGACTTTGGAACCTTTACTATGTCTGGCCAACAAACGTTTCTTGGGGAGATGCTTTTTCCTACGATGACGACACAATTTCTGAATGTTCCGTGACATTCAAATATGATTATACAATAAAAGGAAATGACGAAGATACTACCCCTGTATTCTAGTCAACCCTTCAATTCCCCGCTTCCACCCTTCCAGAAATGGAAGGGTTTTTTGTGCGTAAAAAAGGGAACCGTTTTGATCCGGTTCCCAGCATAACCAACGTAGGGGGTATCGATTAATTAATTATAATATATTATTCTTTTTTTGTCAAGTTTAAACGTTGAACAATATATGTTCTTTAAGACTTTTTTTCAACTTGTTATTGTAAAAATTACTACGCTCTATTTTTTCATTATAAGTCCATTTATCTTCAATAGGATTAAAGCTAATCTTTTGGTAAGACTCATAAGGAAGTTCATAAAGAACTAAAATTTTTTTAACTATTCCCTTTATCTTAGTTATATAATCAGATTTATGTCCTGGATCAGATGGATTGCCCATTCTTTGTTTTGAATTAATGTCGTTTAATTTACCTAAAAAATACTTTATCGCAAGTTCTCGTTTAGTAGCTGTATCTGCAATCTGCAGTTTCGAACCAAGTTCCATAAGTTTATCTCTTACTGCTCTATTTCCAGCCGGGATATACATACCTAAGTTTTCTGGAATCTTTTTTGCGAGTTTTTCTTTGTCATCAAAAGTCATAGTTTTATCCTTATATGAATCGTTTCTTTATGAAACTTTCCCATTTATTTCTGTCAAATCTTCTTGCTTTTCTTTTAACTGTTTTTTCAAAGTCAATCTTAACATAAGGTTTACTTCTGTCTTTTGCAATTTCATTACCAAGAGCAAATAAAATACCCATTATATAAATATTTTTTAGCTTAGCTACAACTTCATTTTGTTGCCAATCATATTCATAATCAAACATAGTGGATAATTTAGTCCTAATTTTTCCGGCAAACTCTCTAGGGAGAAACCTATCAAACCAAACTCTATCTTTTCTATTCTTGCTCATATATTCTTTAAATTTTCTAACTAAAAATTCACCAAAATTTAATCTTGAATTAGAAAAAGAAATCATTCTTGGAACTTGTTTCTTAAACTTAAATCTCTGTTCAAACTTTGAAATTCTATTATTAGGTTTTACGTTAGCTACAGCATCTCTAATCCATTTATTCCAATCAAATTCAAATGTTGCTCTGGTAGTTGTAAAACTAACGAGTTTCATATAAGGTCTATCATAAAGTGCAACCTTTGATATAATTGAATCATATAAAGATTTTTTATTAATATTTCTCAGCTGAAGTGGTCTTGGATCAAAGACTTTATTATTGGTAATCATTAAAGACTGAACCACTCTATAGGTTTTACCTACAGGTCTAGCTAAAAGAAACTGCATGTTAACTTGAGAAGGAGATATTTTTTGTTTTCCTTGTTTAGTTGGTTCTACCCAAACTCCTTTTACAAAAGGCATTTATCAGCTCCTTAGTTGTTACCGTCGTCAGCTATAGCAGAAGAAGTTCCAGTTTTTCTTGAAAGTTTTTTGAATAGGAAGTCAATTTCTTCCATGTTTCTTTCGGCGTCTGCACCACCTTCTTCTTTATACTTCTTAACCATACTCTTAATTCTGATTTGATCTCTTTTGAGTTCATCGTCATCTTCGTAGTTTTTCTTCAACATTGTCTTAATAGTTTTTTCAATTAATCCAGCATCAATAAGATCAACGTCTGTTAATTCAAGTTCACTTCCAACAATTTTTCCGGATTTAATATTCTTTCTATTTTTAATCTTAGTTAATACTCCAGCTAACTCATCAGCAATGTCATCATCACCTTGTTCTTTCTTAGTATCCATAAGTTCTTGAGCTTCTTTCTTAGCTTTATTAAGGTCTGTAATAGAGTCATATTCAGAAGTTAAAATTTCTCTCATTTTTCTTTCAAACTCACCATCGGATAAGAACTCTCTCTTATCTGTTTTTATTTCTGATTTAAGTTCTTCTTGAGATTTAAATAGTTTATCTGGAGACTTCATTTCTCCAACTGTAATAAGATTATTTATTAGTCTATACTTTTTTAACTCTGCATACTCTTCCGGCGAGATTCTCTTTTTAAGACTTCTCTCAAACTTCTTAATACCAGCCTCTACTTTCTTCTCAGCAGCTGTTAATTTATCAGATTTCTTAAAATACTTAGGGTTAAAGAAATCTTCTTCTTTAAGCTTCTGAACGTAGTCTTTAATATCACCAGACTGGGTTTTTACGGATGGTCTGAGTTCCCAGATTTTTCTTTCTTTTTCGTTAAACTCAACAGAACCTTTGTTTTTTACAATTTTAGCTGCCGCAGCAGCTTTTCTTTTTTTAGCGTCATCAATAAGTTGATCAACTATCTTCATATAAGTTTGTCTATAAATACTATCTCTGTTTTCTGGTTTGAGTTGTCTCATTATTTCTTTTCTAAGAAAGTAAAGTCCAAGAGCAGAATTGAATCCACCATTACTCAATCTAAAATTTTTATTCTTAGTTAAGTCAATCTTGTATTCATATAAATAATCTTCTTTTAAATCATCTTCAGATTCAGCTGATCTGAGCTTCATTCGTTCCGCTGCGTCATCTTTAGCAACTATACCTTTTCTCAGTCTAATATTTTTCTGGACAAGTTTATTTATTTCTTGTCCTTTAGTTAATGCATCACCTTCGTCATCTGCACCAATCTCACCCATTCTATCAACATTTTTTGTTATTTCATAATAGGCTTTCTTTAAATCGTTCATTGAATAGGATTCAAATTCTTTCTTCCCTAAATCATACTCTTTAAGTATTCTTTCAAGGATAGTAGGAGGAATTTGTTTATTTGTTTTAATACCAGCTCTTACTTGTTCAAGTGCTTTGATTGATCTTTCTTGTTTTTCAATATTTGCTTCTAAATCATCAAATTTATCAAAACGATTTCCGCGAGCTTCAATCTTTCTTCGTCCTGACTCAACAGCGGATTTAAATTGTTCTTTTGTCATACCAAGAGTTTCTGTTGAAGTAAGCATTTTATTTTTCTTAACTGTTCTTTTAATTACTTGATAAGGAGCAAGAACTCCAGTTCTGAAATCCATAAGTTCTTGAATAAATTTAGGTCCATGTTTCTCATGAAGTTTTGAAAGAACTTCTTCTTGTTTTCTGGTTAATCTATAAACTGTTGAGTCGGGATCTTTTCCGCCACCAGCATCTAAAGTAGATCTTAGTTTCTCTCCACCTTTCTTTAGTTCGGCTTTAGTTTTCTTACCTTTTTCTTTAACCTTGCCTATAGTAGCACCCTTAATATTTTTGAGGTTCTTTAAGCTGTTTCTTTTAAACGTATAAAAAGCAAGAAGAGGATTCATTGGAAAAATACCTTCTGCTAAATTTACGTCTTTTATATCTTCTGTCTTTAATTCTGTGAATAGAATATCTTCAAATTTAGGCATTATAGTTCCTTTCGATGAGTTATAATTATCTTTACATAACTTCTATGTCATCAAAACCAGTTTTTCTATATAAGTTTTCACGTTGAAGGGAATGCCTTTCTGTATATCTATTTCCTTTATCCATAAAATCATAGACTAATGCGTAATCTTTTCCTTTATGTAATCTTAGAGCACGTCCTATTTTTTGTAGGACTTCTATTTTAGATTTTCCACCTGATGCGTTAATGAGAGTTTCAATGTTATTAATTGAAATACCTTGTTTGAATATATTAGAAGCAATAAGATATTGTATTTCACCAGATTTGAATTTAGCAATAGCATCTTCTCGAACCTTATCGCTATCAGTTCCAGACAAGACAATTGAGTTCGGTATTTTATCACCGAGGATTTTTCCGTGTTCAATAATTTTATACAAAATAAGTGTAGGAACATCTTGTTCTAAAGCAACTTCTACTATTTTTTTGTTTCTAGCTTCGTTCTTTGTAATACACTTTTCATAAGCTGCGTCCCAAGAAGGGGTTGGAGGACAATCTGTTGTAATGAATTTTATTTTTGGTGCAACCATTACTTTATTTTCTATCAACTCTTCCGTAAAGATTTCTGAAATCTCTCCACCTATATGTTGTCTGATTGTTGCATAACGATATTTGTCATTTCCATCAGGAGTGGCTGAGAACCCATATCTATAAGGATAATTAGTTGTTTCAAAGAATTCTTGAAACCTAGCTGATCCAACGATATGACACTCATCAACTATAACCATTTTATATTTGGTTAAATCTCCGAGTTTTTTATATGAACCTATTGTAGCTATTGTATGATATCCATTAATTTTTGCTTTTCCGTGGCAAATGCCACAATCAATATCAGCGTCATGAAACCTTTTAAGGGTTTGAGTTGCTAATGAGACACTATCAACTAAAATTAATGTTGGAAGTTTTGAAATTTTAAGAAGAGCAATTATTATTTCTGTTTTACCTGCAGAGGTAGGGGCTTTTATAATTCCCACATTAGTTTTCAATAATGCTTTTATTGCTCTGATTTGATGAGACACATATTTAAAGTTTGGATTGAAGTATGTTCTCAGTTCATCATCTGAGAGTTTTGTTTTAAATAATTTAGTTCTCTTATCTTGTATGCTTTCAACTGGGATACTTTCATCTTTTATAAAGTTAAAGAGTTCTTTTAAGAAACCAGTTCTTAAAACAAGTGCTTTTCCTTTTTGCTTGGCAAAACAAATGGTTTTAACTTTTCTTTTATTAAAACCATTTGCTGTCATTGCTTTTGACATGTCTTTAAAAGTAAAGATGGATTTAATATCAACCATCTGTTCTTTTGTCATATCACCGATAGCAATATACGCATCGGTGATTAATATTTTCATTAATACTGCACCGCTTCAGCTAATCCAATTTCAATAAGCTCGTTATTAATATTAATTCCATCAATAAACAACTCAGCGATATATCTTCCATATTTTCCCTGTTTATCTTTTATGGTTTTAACTTTAACATCAAGAGAAGTATCTAATCTTTCTCTTAAATAATCTCTTGCTATTAAACCTTCTGGCCGTTCCACCCCTCTGACTTCAGGGGTATTTAGATTTGCAAGTCTAAAACTATCAATTTTACTTATTCCAAATCCTAAGTCGATTTCGAGGGTAATTGTGTCACCATCATAAACTTTAATTACTTTAATTACTTTGTATTCATACATTATTATGCGTCGTAAACTGCCCAGATAGAACTAGCTCTTGTGATTCCTTTTGTAATTGGAGTCATAATATCATCAGGATTTTCAACATCCATTTTCATTACATCATGCTGATTTACAACAACACAATCTCCAACCTTAAAACCACAATCATCTTTAACATCAGTTCCAATAGTATCTATAACTATATCATAAGAAACTTGTCCATCAGCTGAACCAACTATCTCAATTCCAGCTTTTGTTACTTTATTTTGCATTGGTATTGGATCAAACCTAATTACTACCATTTCTCCTAATGCTCTTAAACTCTTAACTGCCATTTTCTTTCTCCATTGCTGTTATCATCTCTGAGGTTTCATATTCATTGTCATCTTCAAGTTCTTCTATATCATTAACTTGAATATGTCTTTTTGCTTCTTTCATTTCAATTTCTTTAGCTTCAAGAAGCTTCTGAAATATATCAATATTTTTCTCTTCATCTTTTAATAGAAGCTCAATAAAGTCTTTCTTATAAAATGAAGTATCTTTATTCCAACCATCAATTGAATATCTACTACCTGTTTTATATATGATGTCAAAATCTTTAAGTAGTGTGAATAGACCTGAGTGTTGAACTGGTCCAACTGCAAAGTCAAATAAGAACCAAGCGTTTCTATTTTCAGTTCCAAACCTAGATTTTTGAATTTTTCCTCTAATAGACTTTAACGAACTACCAAGAGAAGTTTTCCGTCTTTCTTTTTCAGCAGTCATATCTTTATCTGCGACTTCATCGTTAGCGGCCAACTCAGAAAGTCTTACGCTTATAGAAGGATTATACTCTGCGTTAACTCCACCAGTTGCTTTCCAAGGATCATAAATATTTCCTATATTTGTATATAACTTATTAGTAAATACAAAAGCAATTTCTGATTTTTCAAACGCAGTATCAAAAGTTCTAAAGAACTTACCAACATCTTGTGAGCGAGCACCCATGTCAGATGTTCCACCGAATTCTCGAACTGATTGAAGATTTCCAAGTGAATCTAACAAAACTAAGATTTTAGCCTTCTGTAGTTTGGGATTAAATTGTAAGGTGCTTACAATTTTCTTTACTTGCCTTGTAGCACCTTCTACAAAAAGGCTGGTTTCTGTTTCTTTCTTAACAGGAAATTTATTATCAGGAACATCTTCAATTTTTCCTGTTTTCTTATTTATTTTATAGTTGCCAAAAGTATGAGATTTTAAAATCCTTACTTTATTAATATCTACGCCTGCAAACTCAATAAGTTCTTTTGCGTGTCCTCCACCTTCGGTTTCAAGAATGATTATCATATCAAGTTGTGGATCTCTCATGATAGTTGAAGCTATTAAAGACTTACCTGTTCCGGAAAGTCCATCAAAAGAAGTAATTCTTCCTGCTGGAACTCCAAACTTTAAATTTCTTGACATAGCATAATTCAGAGCATAAATACCTGTTGAATACCAAGTTTTAACTTTTCCATCAACTTTAGATAAATCGATCATGTTGTCAAATTGTTTTTGAATTGTTTTATCTAAATCTTCAAAGATAGATGTTTCTTTTACTTTTGCCATGTTCCCTCTTTAAAAAAAGGGGCCGAAGCCCCTTTCACTTTACTCAAATTCCGCAAGAATACTATCTACAGCATCTGTATCAGCTTCTTCTGCTTTTGCAGGCGTTTCAACAACTTCTACCCGAGCAACAACTGCTTTAGGTTTTGGTGCTGCAGTTACTGCTGCGGAGTTTTCTGAAACTCCATCTGAAAGATATTCGTCTACAGCTTCTTTGATCGCTGCGGATGTAGGGAATTCAATAAGATCAGTATATGGCATTCCTTTAATAGATGTAAGAACTTTTATCAAATCTTCATCGTTGTCAAAAATACGAGTAACATTAGGATCAGGAGCACTATTATCGTAATTTGTTCTACGACCAGTTCCCTGCTTGTCAATAATAAAATCTCTACCCTCTTTTGGATGAACAATATTACCATAGCGACCGCTCTTCATAACTGCGAAGAACTTCTTGTAAATTGTAGGTCCAACTTCATAAAACTCAGGAGTAGTTACTGAGTTTTCATCTTTTGCACGATCAACGATTCTAAAAATATATCTATCCTTACCGGAAAGATCATAAGCGATTTCTCTTTCCTCTGAATCTTTTTCTCCGATTTTATAAAACTTTTTAGATGTTTTACATGCTGGACATGCTTCAGCTTCGTGAACTTTTCCGTTTTTATCAGTAAAAGTTTGAGCGATACATTCGTAAGGCGTTCCATCAATCCAATGCACTTTGTGATGATGATATGGAAGAACTTCTCCATTTGCTTTTACTGGAGGAAGAAATCTGATTTGATTTTCATCAGCCTCTGGGCTCCAATATGAACTTGCGCCTTTTTTGTTGTCACTTTCCATCGCGGCTAACATAGCCTGGGTTTCTGTCTTATTCATGTGTTTTTCTCCTTGCCTCTGTGTCGGTATCCCAATGGGGTTTTGGACTTCTGGGCTCTTTATTTTCCCTTTCGGGTAATTAATTATACACTATTATTCTTTTATTGTCAAGCTTTATTTGCTGTTATTTCCATTATATCAACACTAAATAAAGCTAGTTCTAATCTGTTTTTTATATCGTATATCGCATCGGTATATTTACATAAAACATCAGGCTGAGAATTAAGAAAATCCGCCAAAGAAAGACTAGCTTCATTTTTAGCGTTCTCTGAATCATTTACGGGAGCCTCTGTGCTCTCAATTTTCCTAGTCATGACTTCAAGCTTTGAAATAGCTTCCTCTAATCTGTCTGATGCATTAATAATTTCTTCGTGTTTCATTTTTCCCTCTTTATTCTTTTATTGTCAAGCTTTTTATTGTCTTTTTTAATTCATCTATCTCATCTTCTGCGTAGTCAAAAAAATCTTTATAAACACTAAAACCAATCAAATCTGCTTCGTAAGCTTTTCTCAAACCCCAAGAGGCTTTTACGAGAATGTTGATTGTTTTCTTTTCTTTTCGTCCAAACATATAAGGTATATTACCAAATTATTCTTTTATTGTCAAGCAAAAAAGGGAGCCTTAACTCCCTTTTTTGCCAGCAGCTTTATCTGCCGCAGCTTTCTTATCTTTGTAGTATTGATTAAGCATCTGAATATATTTATTATATTCAGGGATTTCCATATTTTTTATTTCGGAATAAGTGAACCCCCACTTAACTAAATAAAAAATACTCTCTTGTATCTGATTTATATTCGCTTCATTAAAACCGAAAAAACTCTACCCCTATTGGAATAGAACCTGAGAAATCAGTTTCACAATATGGACATGAAACACCCTCCAGAGTATCAACACCAGTTGAGAAATCTGCCTTTTCTTTTAGTTCTGCTCTGTCCATTCCAATTAAAGATTCATAAAACTCTTCCCAGTCACCAGCAGGAACTTCAGTCCCATCAGGATCAGTAATTGTGATTGTAGTTACAATTAAATTATCAACAAGTCTCTGATCTGAAGAAGTCGTTGATTTCTTTCTATTTCTGTTTCTATTGTAAATTTCTTCTGAATGTGCTAAGCGAGGTAAAACAAAAGTCACCTTGTATCCACACTTAGGAAGAGTTACTACAAAAGGTTCTTTTGTACCTTCTGGAAGTTCTTCGAATTTTAATTCATCTATTTTTACAGTATGTTCAAATTCCATGCCGCAAGATGAATTACCACACTTTAATTTAAAATTATAATCATTTCCATATGAAATACCTCTCAGGAAAAATAACAGATAGTTACTATCATAAAGAAGTATATCTCTTGCATCAATATCTGATGCAATACAATTATCAATAACCATTCTTGTAGCAGCTCCTGTTTTAAGGAATCTACTTGTAGAAAGAATTTCTTCATCTTTTACAGTCATTGGATACATTTGAATTTGTCCATTAAGAACATCTACATCTGCTGTTACATTCTTGTAGAGAACTCCCCTTGAAGGAAGTGGAGTAATTTCTGCTTCAGTGAAATTAAACTTACCTTTTTTCTTTTTACGCTCTCCGGATGGAACATTCTGAACTTTACTTAAATCAAGTTTAGGTGCCTTTGGAGGAGCATGCTTTTCTTCTGCCATTTACAATTCTCCTTATATACTTTTATATATATGACATATCTTAACAATGTTTTTCTATTTTGGCAAAAGTAAAGATAATAGTAACCTAATATATGGAAGTGAAATATGAATTTATACGAAGAAATCAGAGATATAGCTGGAGTGGATGAAGTTGAATACATCTCTGAAGGAATTGTATTCTTTAAAAATAGTTCTAAGATTAAAAGATTAGCAAAATACATAAACCAAAAAAGAGAAAAGCTTTTGAAAAAAGGCGATATGAAAACCGCAAAGGAACTCAAACCACTTTATGATGAAGCAATTAAAGTAGCAAATACTTTTGAAATTTTAGAAAATGAATTTAAAAAAGCTAAAGGTTCTGAAAAAGGTGAGGTGAAAGCTAAATATAAATTAGCAGAAGTTCAGTTTAGAAAATTAATTAAAATCGCAAAAAAAGATTCTACGAAACGAGCACTCGCAGTAGCTGGTGGAGTTGCAGTAATTGCAGCAATTCTTATTGCTGGAATTTTTGGACTACAATCACTACAGGCATCTGGTGCACTTGCAGGAGCTGAATCAAATATCGGCGCAAGAGTAGCAAACCTAAAAAATAGTAGAGTTCCTGATTCTGCAATTACTGATACTGGTAATCTTGGAGTTGATAGAGCTTTAGGTAGAGGAATTAAAGGTATTGCAAATTTTGCTAATGACCAAAATATAAAAGCAACTAATAAAGACTTACTGAAAACTGTTGGTGTAGGTGGTGCAGTTACTGGTGGACTTATTTCAACTAAATTAATTCAGAGATTAAAAAAAGAAGGTAGAAAAAATAAACTTATTGCTGATACTGCTCTTGCTTTAGAAAGTCTTGATAAAGTTTCTAACAAGACCGAAAAAGAGCAATAAATTGCCATTTAGTAGCTACTACTAAGTTGCTTATTATTAACAGGCAAAATATTGCCTGTTGGTTTGGAGAGCAATTTATTGCCTTGTTTGCGTTATACTAAAAATCATAGGTAAAGATAAATATATGACCTTAAACGAATTTGTAAATAAAACAACTCAGACAGGAAAACTCGTCAGGTTCTCTAAAGGACACGGTAAGAACGGCCTTGTAGTTGTTGCAAAAGACGGCGAGGGAAAACGCTATGTTCTTGAGAAATCCCTTAAAGATTATTCGAGATTTGAAGATTGGATTGGGATGCAATCCAGAACTGATGTCAGACAAACTGGTAAGTTTCATAAGACAGAAGAATATGGAATCCTTCCTTTAATTCAAATCAGAGTAAAAGTTGATAGTGAAGATCAAGACATAGACGATAAAAACAAAGAAATGGTGTTTTAATGAATAAACTAATAACAGAAATGCAAGAAAAGTCAAAAGTTGGAAACGATGAATTTATGAAACTTAAACCAAAATATATAAGTTTCATAAATGATATGATTAGTGATTTTGATTATACTGAAGTTGATGGTTTTGCAGAAATGTATGATGTAGATGAAGATACTATGAGAAAATTAATGAACCTTAATCTAAAGGTTACTGGATAGGAGATGTGCATGAGTATACTTAATGAAATGAAACAGAACTCAGGATTACAGCTTAAGGAATCTGAAATTAGTCAAGTAAAAACTATGAACGCAGAAGCAAGATTAATTGGAGCTTTCGGTGTTTTATTACGAGAACTTCAATGGATAAAAAGAGACGCTGAATCAGGTCTTGGAATAAGATCCAGAATTGGAATGGGATGTAATATTAACCCTGAAGATAGTGAAGCTCAAAAAGATGTTAATAAAACCAAACTATATAAAATTGCTATGGAAAAACTAGCTATAGTAGAATCAGAAATCAAAAAGAACTTTAGCGAAGAGGCTAAAATAACTATTGTTAAAGTTGAAAAGGATGATGACGATGGCGAAGAAACCGAAGGTTAATTTCAAACAATTGGTTAGAGATAAGCTAAAGTTTAAAACTGTGGCAAAACCAACTGAAATAAATACGATGATTAGAATAGACCCTAAAGGTTCTATTTCAATTAAGCTAGAAGATGGTAGAACAAGAGTTATTGCTAAAACTGATATGCCTTTTGAAACTCTGCTTAAACTCTTAGAGAAGAAGGATAAATAAAATGGACTTTAAAAGCATCCTTGATCAAGAGCAAATATTATTACTAGAATCTGGGGTTAGAGTTCCAAAAGGAACCAAATCAGCAAAAATTTTACACCATGATGATTTTGATGGACTTATGTCAGCGATTGCTATTGGTATGCAGTTAAAAAAACAGGGTGTTGATAAAATAGAAACCGTATTACTTCATGATAGAGATGATGAAAAAACTCAAATGAAGAAGTTGAAAAAGAGACCTGGACAAATTAATGTTGTGGTTGACTTTGATAGATTCATTGACGCGGAAGGCGCAGATAAGAAAATAGATATTCAATCAGATCATCATGCATCTGATAGAAAAAGTTCTACCGGAAAAAACTTTGACTCTAGTTTTGGCTCAGACGCAATGCACATTTCAAGTAAAATGGCTAGAGGGTTTATGAACAACACAGACCTTAAAGCGATTACTGCTGTTGACTCTGCAAAATTTGGAGACAATGTTTCCACCAATATTTACCTACAGAAAGAGCTTGGAAAGAAAGATGGATCACAGAACGCAAAAACAAGATTAGCTATTATCACATCATCTATTGTAAATCAATTAATGAGAAGTGCTAAAACTAAAAATCCTGGTGCTGTTCAATCAATTATTCAAAAAGCAATTAAACATCCAACTGTTTTAAACATTTATAAAGAAACTATGAAACATGTTGATCTTCAGAAAAAACAAGTTGAATTACTTAAAGCTTATGAAGGTAAACCATCCGGTGAAATAGACTGGGCCGCAATTGAAAGTTTTAATAAAACTGCTCCTAAACAAATGCAAATCGCAATCGACAAAGACAAAACAGGCGAAAACTTTAGGCTTAGAAAAGGCAAAGAAACTGGTAGAGGTGAAGCTCCTACCGAAGCTGAACTTGGACTGAGAAATAGAACATCACAGGTTAAGAAAAATCTTGATATTGATGATGATGGAAAAACAGAACTTAAATCAGTAGATCCAGGTGATGCTGATATGCCACCTTGGGACGTAAAAGATAAATTCAAACCAATTTCAAGACAAGAAAAATCAAGAATTTGGAATGTTTCAAGTAAAGCAGCTGAGAAAAAAGCTGGTAAAGACAAGTGGAAAGCAATGTCTAAAGAAGAACAAAAGAAATTAATCATTCCAGGTTGGAAGAAATTAATGAATGAAGTTCAGAAAGATACTCCCGGTATTCTTAGAAAAACCGAAAACGTTGCTGTTCAAAAAGATATGAAAGGAAATAGATATCTTTCGTTTGAAGATCCAAAAATTGCAGCACAAATTAGAGATTTCTGGAAGTTTTGGCAGATGTCAATGAGACCTGATTATTACGCTAAGTTTAAAAAAGCAGCAGAAGCTAAAGGTAAAAAGTTCGAACCAGAAGAGATTGATTTAGTTACTCTTGGAAAGAAAGCTATGACAATGGCTAAAGACGAAATGTTTACTGTTGCAGAATTAAAGAAAAGAGGTTTTGATAAACCCAATGAAGTAGTAGCACTTTTAAACAAAACCTTTAAACAAGACTTTGATAAGTCTGGTGGACACAAAGGAATTACAAATATTCCACATAGTGCAATTTATGGAGTTACTGCCGATAAATACGCAGCGGCTGCAAAGAAAGCAAAAGCTCTTGGAAAAAGAAAGAACCTTCCACCTGAAACTAAAAAAAGATTAGAAGCTATTGAAAAACAAATGGAAGCTAAGAAAAAATTATATTCTACATTCTTGAGAGAGTATAAAGAAAGAGTTCAGACTTTATTAACTCAAGCAGTTCAAGGTAGAGTTAATCGAACTAAATCAGCATTAACAAAAACCTTAAAAGAAGACATACTAAATAGTGTGAATTTTTAACAACCCAAAAAAAAGACACTCAATTGAGTGTCTTTTTTAATGCCTATATTAAATAAATTTTTACATACTTTCTTTAATTAATCTTGCTTCTTTATCTACAAATGCCTGAAGTGTTTGTTTTGCTTCTCTAAAGTCTCTTCTTCCAGTTATTGTATTTTCACCAAGTAATTCAACTCCGAAACTAAGAGAGGCGATAATCTTTGAGATTGCGTCTTTATTAGATTCTCGTAAAACTTTTGGGTTTTTGTCAAGTTCGATAATTGCTGCGTTTACATCTTCGACGATTGTATTAATTTTCATCTTTGCGTAAACAGAAGAAACTTCTTTACCTTCAATGAGTTTATTCTCAAACTCAGTATAGTTCCTTACAGCTCTTCCAAGCTTTTTATTAAAAGATTTATTCATATCACATTCTTCAAGTAATGCAGAAGATCTTTGTCCTGCTAAAAAAATATTATAATCTTCATCCATAAATGTATTTATAGTTTTTATTGTGTTCTTAGAATCAACAAATTCTTTTCCGAACTTTATTTCTTCAAGTAAGTTTCCAAGCGTAATATTCATCTTAAACTCCTGCGTCTATCATACGTCATTATTACCTTTACAAGACAAAGTTAGAAACTTAACGTAAAGATAACTTTAGTAATTAGTAAAGAGGCGTTATATGGCTAAATTAGGAACCATTTTAGAAATGATAAAGAAAGAGAGAGTAGTCCGAGGTGGAAACTGGAAAACAAAATATTCTTCAACCAAAAAAGGCTACAAAATCAAGAATAAAGACGGCCAAAGAACCGAAGTAAAGATGTCTACATCTGAAATAAAGAAAAGAAAAAGAGCCGCAAGAAAAGCAGCAAAAAAGAATAAAGGTAAAGCAGCTCAAATTGCAGCCAAACGAAGAAGAAGTATGGCTAAGAGATAATGGAAGACATTATCATCAAGATTGGTAAAACTGATTGGCAGTTTTTAGAAAAAGATTCCGATTCTGGTATTGTAGAAGTTGCCAATCTTGAAACAAAAGATCAATACAAGGGTTTCATTAAAACAATGAAAAGTAACGGCACTTATATAATAGAACTAAAAGAACAAATTCAGTAGGTAAATTATGGCAGGCGGTGTAATCGGGTGGATTTTAGCCAAACTAAAAAATCGCAGATACGCAATGCAAAGTACAAATGGCAAATCTCTCATCTTTGGATGCATTTACTCAATGCGTTATACTAACTATAAAATAGACCCAAATCCTCTAATTTTTGTTTTATATTCTGGGCAAAGAAGATTCGTCACTAAACAAGGCCATTATACTGATGGTATAAATACCAACTACTTAAATTACTCAGACAAAGCATGGTTCGCCAGAATGCTTTATTTACTTAAAAAAGGTAATCAGCGGATGAACCCAAGATTATTTTATAGATTTTTAAAATTAAATAGACCTAACATTATAAAAACAGCATATAGAAGATACCATACTTCAATGATAGCAAACCCAAGAATGGTTTCCGCTGGATTTACTCATTTAGGGAAACTAATCTACCCGTCCAGCTTTCCTTGGATTGTTGGATTAAACAAAACGTTAGAACCACAGATGCAAAACTTAACGGGTGTTCAGATAGCTTATTCACAAGATGAATTATCTAACAGAATAAATCAGACTTTAAATTCTGTTCCTATTCACAGGCAAACTGTATCAGCGACTAGACCTGCGACGACGCAGAGAATTATTTAATATTTTTCTTTATTAGGTTAAGAATAGAACCATTTTTCTTTTTCATTTCAGCTTTGAAATCTGCTGGTGTTATTTTTGCTATTATTGATTTGAGTTTCTTGGTGGAGACTTTATCTCCAATCATTTTCTTTATATCTTTGAATTTCATTTTGTATTCCTTATATATAACATTACCTTTCTAAAATGAAAAGATAACTATAGAGGAACATAATGGCAAAACCAATATTCAAAGCAGAAAAATCATTTCACGTAAGTGCTGGAGAATTATCAACTTATGGTATTCTTCCTATGTCGCCTTGGGTTGAAATTCAATTTAGAACAAATATTACAGCGACAGAAGAAGTAAATCTTTCAAAAGCTAAGCCTTCAGATACTAATGAATGGACTACAGTTACTTTTAGAAAACCTAATTCTAATTATGTTCCTCCTACAAAATCTGGAGATACAAGTTCTTTAAAATTTGATAATTTCTTTGAGAACTTAACACTAGAAGATAACGGTGGTGTTGTTAAATGTAGTATGCAGCTATTCGATAAAGACCTTGAAAGGTTAGAAAACATTGTAATCAAATCAGTTATCGCTACAAAGGGTGGAAATGATTTAGCAACTAAAAGACTTGATAAAGTTCCTGCTAAATCAATTTTAGAATTTATGCCTAATCCTTCCAACAATATAAATTTTCGTGTTAGATTTGGATATTCAGATCCAGTTGAAAGTGATAGAATAAAAAGACCTGCTCTTATGTCTTCTCCGGAATGGAAGGATAGAACTAAAAAAGGCCATCATGGAAACATTTACTTAAAAAGTCCTTGGATTTATTTTATGATGATGGGATTAAACTTCAACTTAACGAAAAAAGGTTTAGTTGCAAACGTAGAAGGTATTTCAATTTCTAATTCTTTTTTAGATAAAACAAAAATAATTAAACGTTTTGCGTTGATGAAAGGAACCCCTCAATTTTTATTCAAGAGAATAGCTGAACAAATGTATTTAGCTACCGGAGGAAGGGTTCAGGTAGTAGATACGTCACTTGCTGGTAGTACTGGAAATATAGTTGGAGAACCAGTAATTCCAGAAGGAAGTGCAAATGTTGGAATAAATGTTGATTATGGAGAACCAAGTGATTTACCTATCCAATGGGCTGTAGAGCCAAAAGAAGGTGAAGATACTTTTCCTGAAAATTTATCTGATAAAGACAGAAAAGACTTAGAGGAAAGTTCAAAGTGGTTAAACATCAGTTTGTCTCTTGGAGGAGAACCAAGATATGAAATTGATGAGAACGGAGTTAGAACTTCTAATATTATAAACGAATTCATGTCATTAAAAGAACTACTTAATGATTTTATAAGCAAGGTTCCTGCTATTCTTAGAAACAAAGAAAACAATACTTATATAACAGATGCAGAAAAAGTCAAAGAGATTATTGATAACAAAAACAATAAATATGACCCAACAGTCTTTGAACCAATTCCTTATACTTATTCTATTAATGAACAAACTTGGGATGTTGAGAAAGGTGCTAAAACTGATACTGTTGTAGTTATTCGTTTCTTCTATAGAAGATTAGATAACACAAAACAAGGTTTTGTGAGAAGTTACGATTACATGAATTCTCCAAGAAGTATCATCACAAACTTTAATGTAAAAAATAAATTAGATTTTATTCAGTTAAACCAAAGTATTATAGTTAAAGGAAATGAAGTTGATGTTTTATTATCAGCTCCAGCTGAAAGCGCTGCTGAAAATGAAGGTTCAGCTCCAGCTAATGTATCTGAAACTTTCTATGACCAATTAAACAGTAATAATTTTACACTTGTTAATAAAGTTGTTGAAAATACGGGAGATAGCAATGCTAATATTATTGCTAATAAAGTAATACAAAATATGAACCAAGGAATATTCTATGGTAATGTAGAAATTCTTGGAGATCCATTCTATTTGTTCGATGCAACCCTTCAACCATTTCAATACTATATAAGATTAAATGTTTATAGAAATTATAATGAATACAATACATCCATATCTAATCAGAAGATTTTGAATCCTAGTTATTTGACTGGATATTATTTAATAAAGAAGATAACTCATACTTTAGGGAGCAATGGATTTAAGACAACACTAGACGTTCAGAGATATCCTACTACTGGTATTGAAGATTTGTCATAATAAATTCTAATTGAAAAGATAATAGAAACAACATCCTGGAGCAAATATGGCTGGTTCTGTAGACCTATTTTTAAATATCAACAATAGTTTAAGTGAAAACCTCGCTTCAGCTGAAGATTCTATGA